TGCCGTACTGTACTTCTTTGCTCATCATAATATATTACACTAAGTATTAAATATCTACGCCAAAAGTGTCTAAAATATAGGATCTGCTAAGATTTTCTATATCTTTAGTTTCTATTTCTAAAACTTTGAATTCATTCATTTCTAGCCAACTTATTTTTTTCATATCCCTTTTAATAGAGGCGAGATACTTATCCCTTGATCCCCCATGAAAAAATTTATTATACTGGTTGTGCTGATCTCCCTGCACCTCTACCGCTATCTTGCGAGTGAAGTTTATCAAGTCCACTTTCATTCTCGTTCCAAAGACAGGAAACTCTTCGTAGCAAATATGATTTTCCCAATAATCTTTGAAAAAAGTTTTTACGTTGAATTGTATCTTTGATCTGCACTTTTTATCCCAATCTATTTTATACTTTGTTACGTTTTTACTAACAAGTCTACCGTTTATGCTGTAAAGCCTCATTAGGCTAAAGTTAAAGTTTCTTTTAGCTTGGAGAAAAGATATTTAGTCAATTCGGGGTTATCTTCGAGACAAGCGGTGAACGCGTCTTCCCCTTGGATTTTTTCGGGTATCTCAAGATTATTCTCCTTTAGCTCATCAATGAGCTTTTTATTAACAGTAACCCACGAGCCAGCTTTTTCAACAAAACCCCACTTAACGAGAGAGTCAAATATCTCGTACTCAATCCACACACTTTTGCCACCAGTTCTACCGTATCTAATAGGATACCTTATTTCAGCACCAGTGGTTTCATTGGGAGTTTTCTTAAAAATAATTTTGCACCAATGACCGTCAGGGTTTCCGTCTTTAGAGTTCTTAGACGTTATTTGGTCACTCTTGTGACGCTTTTGAAATTCAAAAATCCAATCAGAAAAGTGCAAAAGCGCATTGCCGCCTGTGGCATTTGTAAGTTTTGGGTCGCCTTTTTCATAAGGATTAACGCTTACAGTGCTGCGAACCTGAGAAATCATAAAGCAGATATGTCCTCTTGTGCTGATCGGCAAAGCCATGCGCTTTAAAAAGTTAGAGCTTAAAACTGCCCCACCTGCCACCTTGGTAGCCTCTGCGTAGGAGCGATCAATGTCTCCAGACGGAATCAAAGAATCCATCGAATCTATGATAAAAAAGTATTTTCTCTCAGTGGGGTTATCTTTAATTAAATTTGTAATGAATCCAATAACCGTCTCAAAAATATTAGACTTAAAAACAAACCACTTATCCTCAGAAGTATCTACTCCAGATCTCTCTATCATCTCCTTGGAAAGCCTTCCCTCAGATTTAACATAAATAACCATAGAATTATCTACTGATTTCTGAAAGTTTTTTGCGAAAGCCAGAGAGCAGGATGTCTTTCCTCCTTCTGAA